AAAATTTAAAATGAAAAGAGAAGATTGGGATAACATAACAGATAAAAAGGAGAAAATACAAGATGAAACTAACGATTGATGTAGAAAACACTGTAACAAAAAGAGATGGTAAAACACATCTTGACCCATTTGAACCTGCTAATAAATTAGTTTTAGTGGGTGCAAAAAAAGAAGATAATTCATATTATATCTTTGACGAAAAGAATGATTTTGTTGGGTTACAAGAACTATTAGACCAAGCAACTATTTTAATTGGTCATAACATTGCATATGATTTAGTTTGGTTATGGGAAAATGGATTTAAGTATGATGGTCCTGTGTTTGATACAATGCTAACTGAATATGTATTACAACGTGGTGTTAAAGAACCTCTATCTCTTGAAGCGTGTGCAATAAGGTACAATCTTGATACAAAGAAACAAGACACTTTAAAAGAGTATTTTGCAAAAGGTATGAATGTAGACGAAATACCTAGAGTAGAATTGATAGAGTATTTAAAAGCAGACTTACGAGCAACACAAGAATTATCAGATAATCAATATAAAAAATTAAATACTGTTGAGTACATTGGTTTAATGAATACAACTTTACTAACAAATAAAGTATCTAAAACATTAGCTAGAATATATCAAACAGGATTTTTTGTCGATTCTAAAGTTTTAGAAGATGTTAGAGAGCAATTTAAAAAAGAAAAGATTGATATAGAAAAAAGATTATCTTCACAAGTAAAAGAATTAATGGGAGATACACCTATTAATCTTAATAGTCCTGAACAAATGTCATGGGTTATTTATAGTAGAAAACCTGTAGATAAAACTATGTGGGTAAATAATTTTACACCTTATATGTCTAAAGATGCTTTTAATAAAGCAGTAAATATAAATTCTAATATTATTTTTAAGACAAAAGCAGTGCAATGTTTTACCTGTTATGGAACAGGAAAAGAAAAAAAGATTAAAAAAGATGGCACACCATACATAAAACAACCAAGTTGTAAATCTTGTGGAGGATTAGGGTATCATTTTAAAAACACTGAAAGAGTTGCAGGTTTTAAATTTAAAGCTCCTAGTGCTAAATGGGTAAGTGCTAATGGATTTAGTGTAAATAAAGGGATGTTAGATATTTTAAGACATACAGCTAAACTTAATAATAGTTCACAAGCTTGTGAATTTTTAACAGACTTACAAAGATTATCTGCACTAGATACTTATTTATCATCTTTTGTAGATGGCATTTCTAATTATGTAAAACAAGATGGTAAACTTCATGTGCAATTATTACAGCACAGAACTGCAACAGGCAGGTTTAGTGGTGCTAATCCTAATATGCAGAATATGCCTAGAGGTGGTACATTTCCTGTAAAGAAAGTATTTGTATCACGATTTGAGGGTGGTGAGATACTTGAAGCTGACTTTGCACAATTAGAGTTTCGCACTGCTGCATTTTTATCACAAGATAAGGTAGCAATTAATGAAGTTAAAAATAATTTTGATGTACATAGTTATACTGCAAATATCATTACGAGTGCAGGTCAAAAAACTTCTAGGCAGGATGCAAAGGCACACACCTTCGCACCTCTCTATGGAGCAACAGGATTTGGAAGAACAAAAGCAGAAGCAGAATACTATGAACATTTTAACGAAAAATACAAAGGAATTCAAACTTGGCATACCAGATTGGCTAAAGAAGCTATGACTACAGGAAAAATAAAAACACCATCAGGAAGAGAATTTAGTTTTCCCAGTATAGAGAGATACACAAATGGAAAAGTATCAAATTTTACACAGATAAAAAATTATCCTGTGCAATCCTTTGCTACTGCTGATATTGTTCCTGTAGTATTAGTAGAAATAGAGGAAAAACTAAAAATGTTTAAATCTTGTATTGTTAATACTGTACATGATTCGATTGTGATTGATGTACACCCTGATGAAAAAGAAAGAGTGTTACATTTAATAGATAATATAAACAAATATTTAGGAGATTTAATTGAAACACACTTTAATGTTAAGTTTAATGTACCATTATTATTAGAATCAAAAATAGGTAAAAATTGGCTTGACACTAAAGATGTAGTTTGATATAACTAACAAACATTTTGACGAAAGGAGAAAAAAACAAATGGAAAATAGTATAGTAACAATAGATACAAATAATTATACCACAATGGCAAAAGCTATGGGTATGGCAATAGATGACTCTTCACCAAAGAAGTCAAACAATTTAGCTAGACTAAAAATAGAACACAAAGCTATTATGGGAACAGCAGAGGTAAATGGAAAATCTACCAATGTTGAAGTTATTTCAGGTGGACACTATAAGTTAGACATACCTGAAAAAGAAGTAATATATGCACCAACTGCAAAAATAAGAACTTTTGTACAAAGATTTATGTATAAAAGATTTATTTCTAATTCAGGTGCAAAAGCAGGAGAGCCATCAGGTAAATATCAGAAAACTATCATGGCAGATTCTTTAAATAAAGATTTAAAAGATAATGATGGTGGTTTTAATTGTGGCAAACCTGCAGGTTGGATTGAAGATTTTAATTCTCTACCACAAGAAAAAAGAGATTTAATTAAACAAATAAAAAGAGTTAGAGTATTATTTGGTTTAGTAACACTTGAAAATCCTGTAGACTCTAATGGTAATCCTGTTTCTTTAGAGGACACACCTTTTATTTGGGAAATCGACAATCGTGATGCATTTAAAATAGTAGGTCAACCTATAGCATCACTAGCGAAAATGAAACGATTACCTGTACAGCATAAGATTTCTTTTGCTACTGAAAAGAAAGAATTGCCAACAGGTATAAGTTTTTATTTACCTACAACAAGTTTAGATGCATCTAAGTCTATTTCTTTAAAAGAAAAAGACCAAGATTTATTTGCTGATTTTATGGCATGGATTCAAAACTATAATGACTATATCTGTGCTGAATGGGATAAAAATACTCGTTCTACCATGAAACAAGAAGATATAGAAACTGTCGAGGGTTTTATGGAAATTGAAACAGGTAATAAAGCATAATGCAAAATCCTAAAGAATTAGCAGTTCATCAATATCTTGATGATGCATCAAAAGGTAAAGTCTTTATGTTGGACACTACAATAGAACGTGTAGTTAATGATGTGCGAGATGCTTTAAAAAAACAATTTAGACAAAAAGAAAAATTAAATTTTAAAGTAAGAATGTCTAACGTGGGAAGACCATCTTGCCAACTATGGTTTGAAAAAAATACTCCACAAAAGGCTTTACCTAAACCCACCACCTTTATTATGAATATGATGATTGGTGATATAGTAGAAGCTGTCTTTAAAGGTTTATTGACAGATGCAGGTGTAAAATTTAAAGATACAGAAAAAGTACATCTTAAATTAAAAGATACAACTGTTTCAGGAAGTTATGATTTAATTATTAATAATTCTGTTGATGATATTAAATCTGCTTCAGATTGGTCTTATAAACACAAGTTTGAATCTTATGATTCTTTAAAAGAAAAAGACGCTTTTGGTTACATAGCACAATTAGCAGGTTATGCTAAAGCATCTAATTGTGATGTAGGAGGTTGGTGGGTTATTAACAAAGCAACAGGTGAGTTCAAATATATTTCAGCATCTGATATGGATGTAGATACAGAAATAAAAAAGATTGAGTCTACAACTAAAAAAGTAACTGAAAATAAATTTGAAAGGTGCTTTGAAGCACAAGATGAAACATTTTATAGTAAACCTACAGGTAATAAAATACTAGGAACAACGTGTTCATTTTGTTCTTATCGTTTTGAATGTTGGGATAGTTTACAAGAAATACCCTCATTAGTATCGCAGGCAAAATCACCACGAACTGTGCCATACGTAAATATAGGAAAGGAGTATCTAAATGGAAAATGAAATGGAAATGTTAGCTGAAGAAATCAAAGAAATGGAAAAAACTTTGATGGAAAAGAAAAAAGAGTTTCGTGAGAAACGTACATCTAGTTTAAGAGCTGCTTTAGAAGCAAAGAAAGAAGCAGAAAAGGCTGTTCGTGATGAATTAAAAGCATTAGGATATTCTAATGTTAATCTTTCTGATGATGGATGGTCGTATAGATACAATGCTTTTAGGTTATAGTGTATTCACACAAAGCATATAGAGTAGCTAGAAAGAATGGTTATAGAAGTGGACTAGAACACAGAGTAGCCATTCTTTTAAAAGAGTTAAAGGTTAAATATAGTTATGAGTCTATCAAAATTGAATGGGAAGATTTAGCTTATAGAACGTATACACCTGACTTTATACTATATAATGGGATAATTATAGAAACAAAAGGCATCTTTACTACAAGTGATAGAAGAAAACACATTGCGATTAAAAAACAACATCCTAAACTAGATATAAGATTTGTTTTTGAAAACAGTAAAAAAAAATTAAGAAAAGGTGCTAAATCAAGTTATGCTCAATGGTGTATAAAATATGGGTTTAGATATTATGATAGGATTATACCGGAAGATTGGGTAAAAGAAAAAGGTAAAAATAAACATTTAAAATTTATTAAATTTTCTAAAACAAAGATAAGGAGGAAATAATGACAAGTAAAAAAGTAAAACTAACTAATTCTTTCAGTATAGTAGTAGACCCAAAATGTATTGAAGATGTATGGACAGGCGAAGTTGAATTATCTATTGCTACACAAAATGGTAATACATTGAATGACGAGGATTATGACTCACTGATGAATTTTTGTAGATTAATATGTGCTTCTGTGCCTGTAATGGAAAGGCGAATAGATATAAGAGAAATGTTAGAAAGTGAAGCAGAAAAGTATATGCCACAGTACCCTTTAGAAGATAAAAAAAATTTAAAAGTAGTTGACAAACAAGGAAATATTATTACATTAGATTTTACAACAAGAACGAAAGGAGAAGCATAATGCAAACAGAAGATATGGTAAATAGTCCACCACATTACAATAAAAATAATATTGAATGTATTGATGCTATTGAATCAGCTACAGATAATGGATTTGAAAATTATTTACAAGGTAACATTATTAAGTATGTATGGAGATATAGATATAAAAATGGTGTTGAAGATTTAGAAAAAGCACAATGGTATTTAAATAAATTAATCAAAAAAGTATTAGCAAATGATAAAAGTTAAAATATTAATAACACTAGAAGTTGACCCGGAAGATTATCCAGTTCCTGCTGATGGTAATGTAGAAGAAGATTTTACAGGATATATGCAAGAATTAATACATGATGTAGAAGGAGTTAAAATAAAAAATTTAAAAATAACAACAACGGAGGATATATATGATTAATAATGCATTACCAACAGACTATCAAAACTTCATAGCACTATCTAGGTATGCTAGATGGAAAGATGATGAACAAAGAAGAGAATCTTGGGGAGAAACTGTAACAAGATATATGGATTACATGAGTAATCATTTAGAGAATAATTATGACTATACAATACCAACAGAATTAAAAGATAGATTATATAATGCAATACATTCACAACAAATTATGCCAAGTATGCGAGCATTAATGACATCAGGACCTGCTTTAGATAGGTGTCATGTTGCAGGATATAACTGTTCATATATACCTGTAGATAGCCCTAGAGCTTTTGATGAATGTATGTATATATTAATGTGTGGTACAGGTGTAGGGTTTTCTGTAGAACGAGAAAACGTAGATAAATTACCTATTGTTAATGAGGATTTTCACGATTCAACAACCATTATTAGAGTTGGTGATAGCAGACCCGGTTGGGCTAAATCTTTACGAGAGTTAATTGCTATGTTGTATGCAGGTCAAGTTCCTGAGTTTGATGTGGAAGATGTAAGACCTGCAGGTGCAAGATTAAAAACATTTGGTGGTAGGGCATCAGGACCTCAACCTTTAGTGGAGTTGTATCGTTTCTGTGTAAGTATATTTAGAAATGCTGCAGGCAGAAGACTATATCCAGTAGAATGCCATGATATTATGTGTAAGATTGGTGAAGTTGTTGTTGTAGGTGGTGTTAGAAGGTCAGCATTAATTAGTTTATCTAATCTTGGTGATGACCAAATGCGACACGCTAAGTCAGGTTCTTGGTGGGAAAACGAAGGACAACGAGCATTAGCAAATAACTCTGTTGCCTATAAAGGTAAAGTACAAATGGAAACATTTATGCGAGAATGGTTATCTCTTGTAGAAAGTAAGTCAGGAGAAAGAGGTATCTTTAATCGTAAGTCTGCTGTTAAACAAGCAGGAAAGAATGGTAGAAGAAATACAGAGTTTGCATTTGGTTGTAATCCTTGTAGTGAGATTATACTAAGACCTTATCAATTCTGTAACCTATCTGAAGTTGTTGCAAGAGAGAATGATACATTAGAAACTCTACAAGAAAAGGTAGAACTTGCTACAATATTAGGTACATTTCAATCTACCCTTACAGACTTTAAATATATTAGAAAGATATGGAAAGATAATACTGAAGAAGAAAGATTATTAGGTGTATCTCTAACAGGCATATTAGATTGTCCTATACTTGTTCCTAAGAATGGCAGTATAGATAATCATATATTAAAATGTGTGTTAGAAAACTTAAAAGAAACTGCTGTAACAACAAATGCTGTTTATGCCAAGCAATTAGAAATACCACAATCTACTGCTATTACTTGTGTTAAACCTAGTGGCACAGTATCACAGCTTGTAGATAGTGCTAGTGGTATTCATGCTAGACATAATGATTATTACATTAGAACTGTTAGAGGTGATGTAAAAGACCCACTAACACAGTTTATGATAGAGCAAGGCATACCTAGTGAACCTGATGTAATGAAACCACAAAGTGTTATGGTGTTTAGTTTTCCTATGAAATCACCACCTAATGCTATCAAGCGAAATGATAAGTCTGCTTTATGGCAATTAGAAACATGGTTAATGTATCAAAGATATTGGTGTGAACATAAACCTTCTGTTACAATAACAGTTAAAGAAGAAGAATGGATGGAAGTTGGTTCTTGGGTGTATAAACATTTTGATGAAGTATCAGGCATTAGTTTCCTACCACATAGCGACCACTCTTATAAGCAAGCACCTTATCAAGACATTACAGAAAAAGAATATAATGAATGGATGGATAAGATGCCAAAGAATATAGATTGGTCAAAACTACAAGAGTTTGAAAGAGAAGATAATACTACAGGTGGTAGAGAATTAGCCTGTACAGCAGACTCTTGTGAAGTCGTTGACATAACATAGAAAGGAGAATATAATGCGACAAATGTTAATTAATACTGCTAAAGCATACTATATAGGTATGATAAATAGAAGAGTAGCCAATGTTGAGGTGTTGTTAAATCAACCTGTAGGTATTGGTGAGCATGGTGATATACAAGAAGAGATAGAAAAACATCTTGGAATAATTGCAGATTACCATGACAAGATAGAAATATTAGAGAAATACTTTAACAAAAAAGAGGAGAGTAAAGATGATACAAAAGAGGAAAAGACATCTAAGTAAGTATGATGCTCCACTAAGTATTCAATTTGGATGGGGATATAAAGCTTTCAGGAGAGGAGATTTAGATAGTCGATTAAAGCACAACTCTATGCAACATAGAGAATGGCAAAGAGGTTGGAATACAGCCTATTTTGAAAATTTAAAAAAGGTAAAACAACGTGAACAAATTAGAGCAAGAAGCTAGAAAGTTTATGGAAAAACAATTAGCCACTACTATGCGTAAAAGCATCAGTAGTGGTATTGGTAGAGAAAAATTATTAACTGATATAAAAACTGTGTTAGCATATTTAGAATCAACACAAATAAAGTTGAAAGAAATTGTTAATACCTTAACAAAGAGTTAATCTGTTTGTGTTATATTAGCTTCAAATTGTTTGGCTTGTCTATCGGAAAATCCTCTAAACCCTTTTCCTAGTTCATAAAGAACTTGATAATCATATTCATATTGATTATTAGGTTCTCCATTTCTTCTTATATATTCTTCTTTTGCTTGTTTCTTAAATGCTGATGGAAGTCTATTAAATAATAGTGCAAATCTAGGATTAAAACCATATTTTTCAACAATACGTTGGTCATTTCTAAAAGTTTTTAAACCTTTTAAAATTTCTCTTCTTACGTATCGCATCCTAGACTTTAATCGTTCTGCTTGCAGTTGTGGATTTTCATTTAATGATTTATATTGTTTACTATTAATGTATGGAGTAACTTGTTCTTGTATAAAGTTATCTAAAAGTTTTCCATATAATTGATTATATTCAGGTATCTCTGTTTTACCTCCATAAACAGCAGACCTCCTTATTCTTAATCTATCTAATTCTTTCTCTAAATCATTCTTATAATCTGTTTTAAGCAATCCAAATACCTGCCTTGTAAAAGGAGTAACACGTCTTTTTACATCTTCTGTTCCTACTCTACGTGGAGGAGGTGCTTTATACTTTACTCCACTAAAAGGACTTTTTACACCCATCTCTTCTAACTTTTTTTGCATGGCATAGTTTCCGGGAAATCTTGTAAGAGATTTATTTATGAATAAAGTAAACATATCTCTACTCTCTAAATCCCTAGATATTCTTTCATCATCAGGTGCAAGAAATGTATTATATGTATCTTGAGCAGCAGTTATAGGAATAGAAAAAGTGCTTACAGTATTAGCTGCCCACTCTGTAACTATATTAGCTAATTTATCAAGTTTATCATCTCCTTCTTGGAGTAAATCGGAAGTTAATTTATCAAGTGTATAAAATCCCATTCCTACTCTAAATTGTGTGCCTGTAAGTGCTTGAAAAGCATCTCTCACAAGAGATTTTTGTCCTTGAAATACTTGAGGTTCTCCTAAAATATTATTTTTATACGTTTTTGCTAATAAATCACCAAAAAATAAAAAAGGTGCTGCAGGAAAAAAAGGTCTTGTGTCAAAAGTTCTACCATCTAAAGTTCTACCTTCATACCAATTTTCTCCAGAATAAGGACTTAATCGGTAAGCAGTTGCACCTAATAAAAAACTTGTTCCTACTAAACCTTTAGCAGCGTTACCATAAGATGTAATCGCTTCATCTCTTGACATACCCACTAGAGGTTTTATTACGTTAAATAATTCATTTCTACCTTTGCCATATGTTAAATACGTAGGTGAATATTCTAAAGTATGTTGTAATGCATTTATTATGAATCTAGGAAAAGGAACAAAAGCTGTTCCTATAAAAGGAGTTCTATGAATTGATTTAATTATCATGTTTCCTATTTGCCCAAGTTGTGTATCTGTTGAAGGTTGTTTTTGATATGTAAAATATAATGCTTCATCTACTGCTCTATTTAAAGATTCCATTCCAGATTTAGTTCCAAAAACATCATTAAATCTTCCTCTTTTTATTATTTCTACTAAATTAAAATCATTTTCTGTAGCTTCTCTTCCCATGTTCCTAATAAAAGCTTCTTTAGTTGTAGGGTCTTGTAAAGTTTTTGTAAATCTTTCATTCAATTCTCTTTTTAAATTACCTATCAAAGCAGCTCTTTTAAACACATTATCGGTAATAGTATTTAAAGCATTTATTTGTCTTGATGCATTTCCTAATTTAGTCATTTTATTAGGAACGTCACCTGCATTTGCACCTATATCTTGTAACATACGAAACAATCGTGTTGCTTCTTTTTGAAATCCCATAGAAAAAATATTTTCAATAGCAACTGCTTCTTTATGATTTGTAAAATTATTAAATACAGCAAAGACATCATCTTGATTTGCTACTTTAATATCTTGTCCAGTTGCTTTTCTTAAACCTCTATCAAATGCTCTAGTAAGAGTGTCAAATCCCACTCTAGTTACTCCTGATACCACATTTCTAACAGTTGTTGCTGTCTGCGAGGTCATAGCAGCTAATCTTGCAGAATCTAATTGTCTAATTTTGCTTACTTCAGTTAAATACTCTCCAACGTCATTTTTTTTTATAGATTTCGCTGCTTTTTTTTGAGCTTCAATTAACTCTCTATCGAATCCAAATATGTCATAATCAGCAATAGCATCTAACGCAGTGCTAAAATTTCCAAGATTAGCTTTTAAATTAACTTTAGCTTGACCTAACTTTTGCATTATTCTAGCATGGTCAGAAACATCAGCCATTAAGATATTTGCTAAATCATCAAAAGTTAAATTATATTTTAGAAGGGTATCATCAAAAACTTCAGATATTTCTTTTGGAGCAGTTTTAGGGTCAAAGTCTTTAATAACCCTATAGAAACCTTCAGTTATTCTTTCATTTTTTAATAATCCACCCCTTGTTGTTAATATGTCTGTTAATGCAGCACTAACTTGGTCAAATTTTTCAGGTTGAACAGCTAGTCGTATTGGAGCATCAATACCTTTTGTAGATGCCATTTCTCCTAACTTTTCTTTACCTAATGCAACAGCTTCTACATTTAATCTTTTTAATTCTTCACTTACTTGTTTAAAGTCAGTAGATTTACTACTTTTAGTTTTTTTTACATTAGCTTCTGCTTTTTCTAATCTTTTTTTAATAGCTTCTTCCGACAGTGTTACAAGGTCTTCAGTTCCTTTTTCTACATATGTAACTGCTTTCTTTTTAACAATCGCTAACCCACCTGCTACAGGTAAAGCTGTTGCTATCGCTGTAGATGCTACTGTTCTTCCAAAACTATATTCATCTTGTACATCAGCAGCAATCAGAGCTTTCTGTTGTGCTGCATCTCCTGCTAAAGCAAATGCACCTTCTATTCCTGCTGCTGAAATTAATGTTCTAGTAGGTGTGGCTGTCATACCTGCTAATGCTCTACCAATTAATAATTTTGATGTAGCTTGTGCTGTTACACCTAATGCTTTACCACCTACAGGTAAAACTAATCCTGCATATGTAGATGGTGCTGTAGCAAAACCTGTTACATAATCACCGATTGTTGACCCAACACCTCCTGCAAAATTAGGCAAAGATTCATAGGCTTCATATAACAATTTATAATCTTGTAATTCTTCTGTATTGTTATCTGATTTTAAACCACTAACATAATTCCAATCTCCTGCTGCTGTCATCTCATTAACATTAAAATGTCTAAAATGTTCTATAGTTTCATCTATAGCTAATTCAGCATTAGGGTTGTCAAATCCCAAATGATTTTGTGCAAAACGAACTGCTGCTTGCCTTAAATTAGGATTAGATTGAAATTGGTTGTATGTAAAATCATCAAAGTCTAAATCGTCTACAGATGTTTCTTTTTTTTCATAAACATTAGCAAATAAACCACTTGAACTTTCTTCTTTAAAATTATCATCTACTGGCACTTGTTCATAAACATTAGCAAATAAACCACTTGACTTTTTTTCTTCCTCATTATTTTTAAAATCTTGTTGTTGCATTATTACCTAGATACATTTCTACCTTTTGATTGTGGTCTACTTTTTTCAATTTCATCAAATAACTGTTTAAATAAATTTAAATCATCTTCAGTAGCTTTAGGATTCTCTAGTTTAAAGTCATCTAACAGTTGAGTGTATGTCTTATTTTCATTTAGTCCTTGCTCCATTGCTTTCTTTAAAAATTCAGAATTTAAGACGCTATTTACAGTTGTACCTACTACCTCTTTTGTAGTATTTGTTTTATCTTTGTTTTCATTAATCTGTTCATCAGCTTCATGTGTTGCTGTTATAGTATCTAAATATGCTTCAAATGCTTTTATTTGAGCAGGGTCATCTCCATATAGTGCTTTTGCTTGATTTAATACCTGCTCTCTAACTTCAGGACTAGACGACCATTTACCATATAGTATTGCATTAGTAGTTATAACTTCTCCATTTGTATCAATATCTAACCCAGTTTTTTCTTTTCCTGTTCTTGTTGCTAAAGTTTTTATCATAGATTCGGCTCGTATTCTTGCAAGTTCTCCTTGCTCTACTGTAAAATTACCACCTTTTGCAGCTCTTTTAGCATCTCTTAAATTATCTAAAGCTGTTCTAACAGAATTATAAGATTTTGAATTTTTATCCAATCTAGCTAATTGTGTTGTTAGCATTTGCTCTGTTGCATCTACAGAAACATTACTTCCTCTTAATGACATATCAACTTTAATATCAGCATAGTTTATCGGTGCTTTAGGTTCTCCTTTTAATACAGACTCAGGTATTAATCCTGCAGCTTCCATTTCATCTGCTCTTCTCTGTAAACCTTCTGCTACTCTTCTTCCCATTCTGCTTCCTCTAGGAATATCAGTTAAACCTTTTCCAAATTTAACTTCTTTCGTAAATGACTTTGCATATTCTTCTACTGTCATATCTGAAGTTTTAAAATCATCAGGCATATTAGAAATATATCCCATAGATACTAAATCACTACCAAAATTTGTTAGATTATTTGCACCTTGAAGCCAGTCTTTTGCATTTTCTATTGTTCCTAATTTATTATAAATAGATGCTGCCTTGTCTACATTACCATCTACTCCTTTTAAAGATGCAATACTTTTTATTGTTTCTTCAATTACTTCTGCTTTTGCTTCCTCTTTATCTCTTTTTTCATAATATCTTTTAGTATGGTCATCCCATGCTTTATCAATAATAAGTTCTGTACGTTTTTTACGTGTATCTATATCTTCTTGTACTTGCTCTGCAAAACCTGTTGCAAACCCTTGAAAACTAAACATTATGATACTCTCCTAGACATTAATCCTGTAGGTTCTTCTACCTCTTCTTCTAATGGTTCTTCTTCTTCAACTTCTTCCTCTTGTTGTTCTTCTTCTTTCATCTGTTGTTTTAATTTATCAATAACTACAGAAAACTTTGTTTCGGGTAATTCTTCTGACTCTATTTCTTCTGTTCCTCTAGTATATTCAACTCCTGCATTTTCTGCAACTAATTCAATTAATTCAACTAAAACAGGCATAATTAAAACACCTACATCAATACTATGTTTACCTTCCATAACACCTGCTAGTTGTACAGAGTTTGCAATCGTTGTAATTGGAATACCTAATTTTAATACATCAATAATACCATCAGATACAGCAGGGTCTAATATTCTTTGACTGTAATATTCTATTGCTTCTTCAGGTGTGGCATATTGAGGTGGTCTTTGCCAACTTCTATCGCCTAAAGGTGAAGTTAAATGTTGACCCGGAATAGGACCATCAATAGCTAATTCAGGTATCTGTGGTTCTGCCATTTTTTATTTCCTCTCTCATGCCTTGCAGTTTACGTATAATACTTACGACTGTATCATTATTTTTTTCTTGTTCAGGTTTAACTCTTCTTAACAAACCTTTTGAATTGTTTTTAGTTTTTTTAACAGGATTTTCTTTTAAATATACATCCATTTGTTTTGTAACTATCCTTGCAGGATTAACTCTATTAATCACGAGAATAAACCTCCTCCCCCACCAAAAATAATTTCTTTAACAATTCCACCAAACGCTTTGGAAGATTCAAAATCATTTTTTAGTTCTTGTACATTAGTATCAGCATCAGCTACTAGTTGTGCTTTTGCTAATTCAATAACACGACTTCTTTCATTCTCTGCTGAAGTCCAAGCCCACTCCATAGTATCTCCATAATACTGCCATAAATTATTATATGCTTGATTACTAATACCCAATAAAGCCTGTGCATTTAATTCATTAACTCTATTAACCTGTGCTGTATTTGCTGTTGCTAACTGCCTTCTCCATTGTGCATTTGATTGTGCAACAACAGATTGATTTTGTGCATTAAATTGGTCACGTTGATTATTTAATTCTGCATTAAATCTTTCTATCGTATTCTTCTGACCTGCATTAAACTGTTCTTGTGCATTGACTTGTGTTGCATTAAATTGTTTTGCTTGTTGGTCTAATGAAGAAAAGAATTGGTCTACTTGATTTTGACTTGATGCATTAAATTGATTAGCAGCATTAATGGCAGCTTGGTCAGTAAATAAACTTTGTATTCTTTGTTGAGCATTAAACATATTTGCTTGCTGTGTATTACTTAAATTTGTCATATCCATTTGTAAAAATGATTGTGCATTTTGTACAGCAGATTGTTGTCTATTATTTAAGTTAGACATATCTAAATTAGCTAATGCAGATGCTTCAGCTATAACCATAGCTTGTCTATTATTTAAATTTTGTAAATTCATTGTATTAACAGCACGACTATTTTCTAAACCTATTTGTTGTTCTGCTGTAAAATTCATATTAGCTACATCACCAATCTTTGCAGCATTTTGCACTCTTGATTGAAACGCTTGGTCAAACTCTTGTCCTATAAAAGTTGCTCTTTGTTGAGCAGCTAACATTGCTCTTTGTTGTTTATTAGATAAGTTCTGTGCTTCAAACTGTGCAGTAACTTGTGCATCTGCTTGTGCAATAGGTAAAGCTGATTCAATGGCAGCTTGTATCATTGCTTGCCCTGCCATAGAAGAAGCACCTAAACCTCTTTGTGCCATAGCAGCTTGTACACCTCTTAATGCTCCTGCAGCCCATGCAGGGGGATTTGTTGCATCAAAGTTAGCAGTTAAACTTGCAAGTTGTCCTTGCACTGTTGCTTTTTCAGAAGGTGTTGCTGTAGCAGCTTGTATTTGTTCTGTAAAGGTACTTGCTGTTTCAGCATTAGCAGAAGGAGAAACAAGTTCACCCTCTTGTATTTTTCGTTGTGCAGGATTTACCATCTGACTAGCTACACCTTGAGCAGATTGTAATTCAGATACAGAACTAGCAATTTGTTGTTGTGCTTCTACTTGTGTTCTAGGGTCTAATACTCCTTGTGCTGCTTGTGTTTTTGTTAAAGCACTTTCTACTGAAGCACTTGCTTGTGTTGCTTCCATAGTATTTGCAGGTTTTTCTGTTACAGGTAATGTTGTTGCTGTATCTGCTTGAGCAGTAGGTAGTGCAACTGTTCCTGTTACTTGTCCTGTATTTGGGTCAACAAACTGACCTGCTGTAGGGTCTGTTTGCACAGCTTGTATTTGAGCACCAGTTGGTAGTCCGGGTTGTGTTAGCATTTGAGCAGACACATCTGTAATTGCCTGTCCTGATTGTAAATTTTGTGTTGGAACTTGTTGTTGTTGTGTTGGACTAACTGTTGGTAAAGATGTATCAGGTGTTTGATTTTGAACCCTATCAAATTCTAAAGGTGCAGTAATCGCCATGCCACCCTCACGCATACTCATATTCGATTTATGATATTGATTGCTTTTAGTCAAAGCACCTATCATACCTCTATATCGTTCAGCTACTTGAGGATTACTAGCCATAAAACTTTGAAAGTTTGCCATATTTCCTGAGTAACCTGCTTTTTGTGCCATTGCTTGTTGTAACTCTACAGGTATTTGCATCTATTATTTATCCTTTTGTAATGCTCTATCTAATTTGTCTTCTAGTCTATGTAGTGCTTCCATAACTTGTTGCATTTCATTATGCATATCACTACGAGTAGAATATTCTTCTCTTGTTTTATTTAATAATATATCTATTCTTTTTACTTCAGATACTAATGCACGAAATGTCCAAAACGCAGGAGCTATAATCAGCGTTAAGACAACATTCCAAAATATCATTGGGGATATTTCCATTTATTAACTCGCTACAAACTGTCTTATACCATATTCAACAGCAACTAATTTTGTTTCACTAGAACTAGAAAATGTTACTGCTTCTCTTGCTATTCCACAAGTTATACCTGTTTCAGTAGCTTTCATTCCTATTCCTGCTGTAGAGGATGCAGTAATAAAATCACCAATCTCTATATTTCCTGTTTCATTGTTACAGAGTATATGACCATCACCTAGTATATAGACTTGGTGTAATGGATTATCGACAACTTTAATATCACCAACTGCTTTTCCGTCAGGTATAGTTGATGCTGTTTTAACATCACCAACTGCTTTTCCACTTGGTATGGTATCACCCTGTAAATAATATTGTGTGTCATCTTCAGGAGCATAATACCTAGAATACTTACAAGCATAAGCACCCATCACTGCTTTTGACATTTTAGAAGAAGTTTTTTGCACATTATATTGTATTCCTCTTTCTAAAGTTGTGTTTGTTCCAACAGATTTTTTGTATGTTGTGCTTACAACTTCCATTAATGTTCCATAAGGATATCCTGTTTGTTTATCTGCATCAGGTAAATACACATCATGGTTTGCAGTAAAAGCACCATAATTGACAGTGCCGTTTGTACTTGTAATAGAACCTTGACTTGTGCCATCCCCATCTAAAAATTCTATAGCTGTAGCTGTTGATGAATGGTTATCGTCTGCACCATAAAACATGACAAGCCCATGTCTATTTGAATTATTACCTTCATGTCTTATTTCAGCTGCAAATGAACCACCAGAATCATGTTGAACAGTAAATCCTCTTGTTAATCCCCCTGCTGAACCTGTTGATGTAAAATTTGTACCTTTTGCTGAACCTGCTTTTACTCCAACACTACCATTTCTCTGTATTCTAAATCCTTCTGCTAATGTATTTGAATTTAATGTGTTGAAAATTAAGTCCATAGAATTTGTAGCTTCTAATGAAGCATTAAGTTCTACACCAACTGTAGTATCATCCCCACTTTCTAAAAATCTTAAATAAGCCATATTAGTAGAACCACTTGTTCCACCGGGTTGTATGTTTAAGATACCATGTTCACCATTACCTTTTACATGAATCCCACCTAAAGGTGATGTTGTTCCTACACCTAATCGCCCACCTGAACTTAATGATGCTTTTGTTGAAGCATTTTCACTAGAACCTGTTAAAAAATCTAGTGATGTTGCATTTGAACCAGAACTAAAATCTCCCTCTGACCTTGCTCTTATAGCTGCAGCTAGTAAATTTGCATCTGAACCTGTGCCTTCATCTGGTGCTTGAAATTCAATAACACCTAATACATCATCAGCAGCTAAATCTGTTTCACCAGTATGTAATGCAAGTTTTACTGGTTTATCATCTGCTGTATTTGCATTTTTAAGAATTAATCCTTTATCTGGATTATGCGTTAAAGTTATTTCATTATCTGCACCAAAAGATAAAATTGAACCATCACTCTTTAATTGTACGTCATGGTTAAATATTGCTGTTCCTGCATCACTGCCATCAAGAGTTAAAAATGTTGTATCTGAAGAATCATCTGTTCCTTTAAATATAATATCGCTATCACCTGCTTGTGCATCTATCGTAATATTACCACTTGTAGTTGTAAGATTTATGGCGGCATCACCTGCACTTAAATCATCAGCTGCTAAAGAACCTGCAGTTACAGAGCCAAATACTAAATCACTTCCATCTGATTGTAGCACTTGACCATTAGAACCTAATGCTAATGCTGATGGGTCGCCACTTGAATCACCTACAATAATTTTACCTCTAGCTAATCCTGCCATCTTTGCTAATGTTACAGCGTTGTCAGCTATTTCATCAGTGTCCACAGCGTTGTCAGCTAACATAGCATTTTCCACAGCAGTGTTTGCTATGGTTACTGCACCATTTGATGCCATTGATATATCGCCTGATATTGCAACTGGATTATAGTTTGTACCATCACCGACAAGCATATGACCTGATGTATTTGTATTCATAAACAAATCATCACCAGTGATTGTTAAATCACCTGTAACAACTACATCACCACTAAATGTAGCTTTACCAACAAGAGCCATATCAATATCTAAAGCAGTGATTGCTGATGAACCATCTGTACCTTTAATCTTAAAGTTTTTATCTGCTGTACTAACTGTTAGTTCAACATCTGTGCTATTGTTTGCAATATCTAAAATAGATGTTCCATCATCTTTAAATGTTACATTTGCACCATTAGCATCAAGAACTATATCTCCTCCAGAATCTAAAGTAACTGTAGTTCCTGCAAGTTCGGCTGTTCCATCTGCTGTAATTTGTATATTTGCTGCTGCAGCACTATCATCAGTTGTAACAATATCTAGTGTTCCATTAGTTCCTACTGTAAAAGTTGCAGTATCACTAGTAGAACCTGTCATGGTTATAACTTTACCATTCACTCCTACATCATCTACAGTTAATGCACCACCTGTAATTGTACCTGTGGTTGTAATTGCAGAAGAACCATTATCAATAGCACCAAAACCACTTGTTATAGAACCACTATTTAAAGCTCCTGTTGTTACAAGATTAGACATCTCTGTAATTTCAGAACCAAAATATGTAGCAAATGTTTGTACAGTGGTCTGTCGCATAGTACCACCATCATTGGTTACAATACCATCTCCATCTGCAACTGCTGTTGTTCCTACTGTCGCACCACCATCCATTAAGTTTAGTTCAGCACCAGTAGCTGTTACATTTGTACCACCTATATCTAAAGTTGTTACAGATATTTCACCTGCTACTGTAACAATACCATCTGCAACTGTAATTAAATCTGTATCATCTGTATGCCCTATAGTGCTACCATTAACTACAACATCATCTATATCTAAAGAACCACCTGTAATTAATCCAGTAGTTGTTATAGTACCTGCAAAAGTTGCATTAGCACCACTACCTGTAAGCATAGTAGTAGAACCTGATTTGACAATCAAATTACCACTACTGTTTGTTAATGTACCATATTGTGTGCCACCATCTTTTAAGATAACATCTGCACCACCTGCATCTAAAATAATATCAGCTACAGCATCTACTGTAAGATTATTAGCAGAAATAGTTAAGTCTGTACCATCACCTTCAATCTTTTCACTATCACCACCAAATACAATACCTACATTGTTTGGTATGTGTACGTCTGATGTTGCAGTTAAATTAATCTTTGCACCTGATGTAATTGTTAAATCTGTATTATCGCCTTCAATCTTTTCACCACTACCAAATGTAATACCTACATCTGCAGGAATAACTACATCAGCAGTAGCAGTTAGGTTAATATTGTTACCTGTAATTGTTAAGTCAGTTCCATCACCTTCTATCTTCTCTCCATCATCTCCAAATGTTAATCCAATATTTGCAGGTATATTTATATCACCATTTGACCCAACAGTAATAGTTAAGTCTGTTCCATCTGATTCTATCTTTTCTGCTGTAGCAAAAGTTAATCCTACACCTGATGGTATATTTACATCTGCTGTTGCTGTAAGATTAATGTTATTACCTGTAATGGTTAAATCTGTTCCGTCACCCTCAATCTTTTCTCCATCATCACCGAATGTCAATCCAATGTTTGCAGGAATATTAATATCTGCACCTGATACTAAATTAAGGTCAGTGCCATCACCATGTATATATTCTCCACCCTCGTCATTAAAGTATAATCTTTTTGTGCTATCAATAAGTACATCATCACTAAATTTAAAATGGTCTTCATCTTCCATCCAAGTAAGAACACCATCATTTGTTTCACCATCAAATGTTACAGCAATATCTGTACCTGTTGTGCCATCACCGATTGTAATAGCAGTTCCAAGTAACTTAGTAATAGGTCCACCTTCTGCTGATGTACCATCATGTGTATGACCTGTACCTGAAGCAAAAGCAGCTAGTAATTGATTAAACTCATCATTACTGTGTGCTGCTGTAATTGTATCTCCATCAGAGTATGTGGATTGTCTTGTATAGGTTGCTCCCATGTTATCTCCTTGCTCCTACATCAAATTCTAATTGAAATCCTTTTAGTGCGTATGGAAGTGAAACAGCATTATCTACAATCTTTAATGCTAATGCAAACCCACTTCCTTCTATTGGTTGTCTTGTAAGTGGTGTTGATTGACCACCATATGTTGAAGTATTGTATGTAGCTGAACCATATATTGCTACTACGTTTGAACTGTCAAATGGATATGCTGCAGGATTTGCAACATTAGGTGAATCATAATCATATCTTAAAAATAAATCTGTATTTAAAGCACCTTCAGGTGAATAGTTTATAATAGCACGTTGAAAGTTCTTTCTAATTCCTGCATCACCCATTGTTAAATCAGGTGAACGATACTTTCCTATTATAGTTGTGCTATCAAACTGTGAACCTTGTTCTTGTCTAAACACATAAGAGTTCGCATTAAATCCACCATGTAAAATAACAGAGTCACCTGAAACGATTGATGTATCTGTACAGTTTGGTTGTATTCCTTTTATCTCACTAAACTCATAACCACTGTCTTTACGAACACATATTATACCTTTTGAGTTTGTTTCTGTCAAGCTTGACTTTGTAAAGAATATTCTATATTGTGTTTTTTCAGGAATAACTAAACTTACAAATTCATCTACATCTGTTTCACTTGAGAATAAACTTTGAACAGGTCTACTAATTGTTCCTAATTCTACATCACCAATTCTAGCTGTTGCTGCTACAGTTCTTAAACCATCCTTACTTAAAAAAATTAAATCACCTGCAAATTCTTGAATTGTAAATCCGTTTACACATCCTATATTTCTAGTAATCGGTGTTATTGCAAAGTTAGAACTACTTGTTCCTGTTAATTGAAATATTCTATTTTCACAAAATATAAATAACCCATCACGAAATACTTTTAATCCTGTAATATCATCATCAACTTTTATGCTTCCTGCACCATCTGATGTATCAAAGTCATCTTCATCAAAAGGTTCACTAAAAACTATTTCTTGTGGTGTGCTTGACATACCTGCATAAAACATATGGTCTTTAAATGCAGCAACAAACTTTGCACCAGTTACTGCTGTTGTTACTTCTCCACCACCTGCTGATGTTACATCTGTTGCAGCAAATGATGTATTAAATACTGTTGGTGCATTTGCTTGGTCAGCTACAATTATCTTATCATTACCATCAAAGTTAAACTTTTCAAATGTATAGCGTTTTGCATTTGACCTACTATTATCTCTTTCTGTCCAACTACTACCACCTACATCTGCTGAGAATATCTTTTCTCCTCTTGCTGCCATAACTTTTCCTGCAAAAGAAGTAACCATTAAAACATCTTCTGTACTAGCAGAAGTTTGAGGTACAATCGCAGTTACATATTTACTAAATCCATTTATCCTTCTATATCCACCTGTAACAGAAGGCTCAAAGTTTTCTAACTCTAATGCCATTCCCGGTTGCATTGAAAAAGGTGATTGGTCTAAAACTAAACCACCTTGCAACGGAAAGGTAAATGGGCTAAGTCTTGCTTCATCAGCCATTGATTACCCCTAATACTTACCAATAGATGTACCATAATATTGTGAACGAGGAATATAGGTAGACCGAATATAATTGACATTTCTATTTAATAACAACGATTGCATTTGTTTTATTCCCTCTTCAAATCTAGTAAAATTTAAACCATACTGAGATGCTTCACCTCTATATTGATACCCATATGCAGTTGCACCATCTACAATAACTTGTCTAAATTGTTCAGGTATAGATGGAACATCTGTTGCAGCACTTAACGCTGTTGGTTTTGAAAATGAATCATATTTTAATGTATATGCTTTATCAGGATAAGGATATAAACCATAATTATTATCAGGAGTTCTAAATACATATAAAGGAACACCTCCTACATTACTTGTACTTTCTTGGTCTATAAATTTATCTACATATTCTTTATAATCTAATACTCTTAAACTAACACCATCAACACCTAAACTATTATCTTTTTGTATTCTAAATGTTTCAAAATCTGTATGATATACAGAACTAGATATTGTATATCTTGTTGTACTTGCTGTTAATGTTTGTGATTGTTCTGAGTGACTAAAAGACCACCCAAACTCTCTTTGATAAATATAATTAATAGCATCATTTATTGCATTTTTACATTGAATTTGAAAACCCCTAGCATTTCCAAAACCACTAGAGGTGAGTTCTACTTCATTAAAACGATTTAGTACCTCGTTTGTAATATCTAAATATGTATATGCCATTAATAAAAATCCTTTAAAAGAGGGAACAAGCTATCCCTGTTCCCCCTTACTTTGAAGAGTTACGCTAATGTATCTCTGTCAACTTCATCAGCACCTAATGTGCCAGTATCGTCAACATCCATACATACTGCGAAACATCTGACCTTACCACCTGTGGTAGTTCCTGTCATAGCTTGAAGCAAGATATCAATAGTATCTGCTGTTCCACCAACCATAACTGGAGTTTGACCTGCTTTAAAAGCATAGTCGCCTACAGACGCACCATCAAAATCAAAACCATCTACAAAGTTATCAACATCACCACCTGTGACACCAAAGTCAAAAGCTGTATCTGTTGAAGTACCTGCGTGTGCTTCTGTCACTTCAAATCCTGCTGTCATAACCATAGTATTAGCTGGAATTGTAAGTGCAGTAATCACATCAGCAGAAGCAAGTGCTGTACCTTTTGAGGTTGTAGCAGTTGCGAAGTTGATTTCATTTTGAATTATGTAAGGTTGTCTTCCTCTAGCTGAGTTTCCCCTAGCTGAATTTGCTAAAGCTACTGTTGCCATGATTCAATCTCCCTTACGCTAAGTGATATCTGGCAGTTACTATCGCTTCAGGTCGTAGTATTTTTCTGCCATATAGATGCATACCACGAACAATGTCAGCAAAGCTGTCAGGGTCACGATATGTTTCTGTCTTATTAATCTGCTCGGCTGTTGCTACAGCAGATTCATGTCCTGCGACAATTACTCCAAAGTTACTTGTACTGTTAGTACCTGTATTTGAAGAGCCTGTTCCTGCTGAAGGTAAGTTATTAGACATATACACTTTAAATCCATGTACATTATTTAATATTAAACCATTCTGCAATCCATCTCCACCAAAGTCTGCGTTGAAGAGTCTTGAATCTTCATCTTTTAGGACTTCAATAAATACAGGGTCAAGAACTAACCATCTACCATTAGTGTCAACATTTTGTTGGTCTAATAGTCTAGCCATTCTTGCAATCAAAGTTAATGGGTAAGTATCACCTGCTGCCGGTGTTGCATCAGTTGCACCCGGAAGTCTAGGTTGAATTGCAATACCTGCATTTGCAGAACCTGCTGTTCCTGAACCATCAGTAAAGTCAGAAGCATCTAACTTCATTGTTGATAAAAGTTCGTCAGTTCCTGCTGTTGAAACAGCTACTGCACCATTAACAGTATCATTAACAGTATCTGCAGCACCATGTATCGCAGACTGTTTAAATCCTGACAAGTAACCAAGTACGTCTTGGTCAAACTGGTCAGCTAGTCTATAAGCAGCTCTATCACTTGCTAACTGTTGAAAGTTTACGTGTGAGTGAGCTTCTTCAATGTCATCAACCTTAAATGCAAAGTAGTTAGCTTTGTCAATAGTAAGGTTAAAGTCTTCGTCATCAAGGTCTTGTGGTGTAATAGTTGTACCACGAGCATACTCTTTGACTGTGATTTCAGGTTCTTTGATAATCTTAACAGTATCGCCCATGTTAGCAATTTCACCAAAATAATCACTATTTGTAATCATTTCTGTGATTGATGCCTTGCGAAATGCAAGTTGCACCTGTTTGCTGTAAATAACAGGACTAAAGTTACCATTAGGTAGATTACCATAACCTGACGCTGTTGAAAATGCCATGTTACTTCTCCCTATGTTTAAGCATATTTTTACAGATGCAAACCTTTAATATTCTCTAGGGCTGATACTTATGCAGGTGCAAGTGTACATCTTGGGCTACATTTTCTCAGGTATTCTGTCAAACTATTATGTTTGCGTTATATATAGTTATATTCATTTATAACCATATGTCAACAATTATCTTGCTGAACCAGATAAATCGTAGATAAATTTACCACTTCTTATAGCATCCATGATTTTATCTGCATTTCTTTCATATTCTTTTGCAGACATTTTTTCTACTTGTGATTCTTTAAGATAAGAGTTACTTTCATCACTTTGTGGTGTACTCCTTCTAGTTTTTGCATTAACTGTTTTAGCAGCATCTTTATCACTCTTCTTCGATACCTTTTGGCTTTTTTCTCTATCTGATTTATAGAGGTCAATCGCCCTTGCTGCTGATTTTGCATCTTTATCATTTTCATATAATGCCTTTTGTACCCACTCAGGCTGTTCTTCAGCCCAATCGTGAAAATCATCACTATCTCGTATTTCACCAAAGTCAGGATGTATTCTTAACAACTCTGCTTCAGCCTTTTCCTTTGTTGCAGTATGTTGCATTTCATCAATCGCTTTCATTCTATCTTCTAATTCTTTTGCTCTTTCATTAGATTTCTTCATTGCGATTGTTTCAACGATACCTGCAATATCAGGGTATTCATTTGCCCATGCTTCAATATCTTCATCAGACTTAGGCAATTTCATTTCTTTTTTTGTTGCTTCCGATAATTGACTTCTTAAAGTTTCTATTTCTTTTTTAAAATCTTCTGCTTGTTTTTGTTGGTGTCTTCGTAAGTCGGAGTAGCGTTTCTTAAAGGTCTTCTCCTCTGGACTCTCTTCATTATTGCTCTCTGTTTCGGAGTTATCGTCATTCTTTACTTCCCCTTTTTGTTCTTTTAGTAATTGTTTTAACTCCTCTTCATCTTTTTGTATCTTATCTTCTCTTGAATAAGGTTTAGACATAAATGCAGTTTTTTTAACAGGTTCTACATTACCTTGTACTTGTGCTTGTTCAGCCATTTTATTTTCCTTTTGTTAGGGCTATCCGTAGCCTATATTGGGGGGATAGGTAGCCAACTATGTGAGTTTATCTTTTAGAAGCTAACCCACCATACTTCATGCTTTTTGGTTTAGGTTTAGACATTAACCCACCTTTATTTAAAATACCACCATAATCACCACCACCAAGACCAGTTCCTTTATCTTGCGTAAAATCTTCTCCAACACCTGCTTCACCTTCAGGAGATGCATCAAACTCTGCTAACCCACTTGCTACACCACCTTCAAGGTCAGTAGGTTCAGATTTTTTCTGACCACCTGATGATGCTCCAACTTGACTAGCATAATCATCATAATTTTTTTGTGCTTCAGATTTTCCTTTTCCTTTTTCTCCTAAAGACTCATACTTTGATGCACTTATAATACCACCATGCCAACCTGAACTTGCACCAGCACCTAAATGATTTGCCCATTCTTTAAAACTACCATACGACATAACTCCATTGTTAGTCGCTGCGTTTCCATCTTCGTCTAACGCTATTCCTGACGCATGAAATGTACCACCTGTAGAAACATCAACATCACCTGCATCACTACCATACTTAAAAGTTGGTTCAGAACCAAAGATATTTTTTATTCTAAAAATACTATCTCCATATGCGTCTTTAGATTGTTCTTCTAAACTTTGTGGTGTAAATTGTTCCTTTTCTGCTTTTTTTTCGTCTTCTGTTTTTTTACTAAATAATTCATTAGCAACAAATCCTACAAGCCCACCTTGTTTAATAATATTTCCTAACCCTGATACAAGTTTTGATAAAGTTCCAGATTCAGTATTTTTTGCTATAGTTTCTGTAAGTTTTGTTGTTTTTACTCCTGTGCTTAACTCTTTATTTTCTCCTTCATCTAATGGTGTAGTTTGTGTAGTCTGAGTTGTTTTTACTGCTGTATCTGAGATTTTATCTTCTTCTTTTGGAGCATCTGCTTTTTTTACAAATCCTGTAGGGATTGGGTATAAAGGTTCACCACCAATAAAAGGTATATACATTTCTTCTTTTGTTTCAGGATTAGTATAGATAATAGTTTCTGATTTTTTTAACTGTCCTTTACCTGTGCCTAACAAATCTTTAAATGAAGGTTGCTGTTGTTTTGGTTGTGTTTGTGGTATTGGTGTTGCTACAGGTTGTGGTTTTGGAACACCTACAACAGGTGGTGTAATAGGTTTAGGCATAGCAACAGGTTGCACTTGTTGTTGAGAAGCAAACACAGAAGGTGTTTGTATTTGTGTTTTTGGTTGTGTTATTTGTAATCCTTGTGGAACATTTTGTGTATTTGGAGTTGCTATGTTAATACCTCCTTGTTGCATTTCTTTTGGTTTAAAGGGAATATCATCAGGAATTGTAGCTTCTTCACTATTTCCCATCTGACCCATTTTATTCATTTTATTTAAACCTAATTTAGCTTGTTGTCTTAATCCCATTAATTTTTCTAAACCATGATAACGAACAACATCAGCAGGTAATACAAATTCACCTTCACTTAACTGAGCAGGAATATCATCTCTTACTTCTTGAGGAACAGAACCTTTAGGAACTTCGTTTCCAGATATAGGGTCTACATTAGTTTTTGGTTTTACCATTTTACCAACATCACCAAACATTTCTAATTGTTGTGCTTCTACATTTTTTTTCATTGAAGTTCCTCCCTCATTAAATTTTTTCTTAGTAGGTTGAAAAGCATCTGTTTCTTTAATTAAATCTGGTCTAGGAACTGCTTGAAAAATAGGCATAGTAGGATTTTTATTTTCGTTAATTCCTCCCCCTTTCACTATTTTTACTGCTGCTCTACCTAATCCTTTTATTATTTGAACTTTAAAATTATCTCCTAAAGTTTTTTTAATGTAGTTTTTTAATTCTGTATTAGTAAAACCTTTTTGAAATCTAGCATTTTTTCCTGTTCCAATAACAAACCCATCTTTTACCTTTACTTTATTTTTTACATTTTCAACATCTTTTCCTCTAGTAGAAACAATAGCTTCTCCATTTGGACTTAAAACTCGTGCTATTTCCTTTACAGCTTCTTTTCTTTGTTCTGGTGGTATAACATTTAAAACATTTAAACTTGTAATTTTATCATAACTATTACTAGGTATTTGACCTGAAGTTGTAAAATTGGGTTTACTTTTAACATAAGGTTCATAAGTATCAGCTTTTATAGCTTTTGCACCATCTCCTCTACCTGAACCAAAATCTAATTTTTTACCTTCCTTTTTATTAAATAATTTATCTGCAGCTAAGTAAGTTCCAACAGTTCCTCCTAATCCTGATGTACCTGCTCCTATAGCAGTTTTTGCTGACCTTTCAAGGGGAGGTAACTTTTTATCATTTGCCATTTGCAATATCCCTTATTTGCTTTAATCTTCTTAATGTACTAATTGCACCTTGAGCCCTATATAACAAAACTTGATTGTCTGTTTGCTCAATGGCAGTATGTTGACTAGATATTAAACTATCTATGTATTTATTGAACGCTTCCCACTGCAGGGGATTGTTCAACATTGGTTTGAGTTTGCTCAACTCCTTGTGGTGATTGTTGTTGGTCACGACCTGTAAATCCTTGTTCTCCCGGAACAGGTACTTGCCCTATTCCTATATTACCTCCACCTGCACCTGTAGGGTCTTGAACAGGTGGAACACCTTGTCCTTGTTCAGGTTGAGGTTGTTGTTGTTGAAACTGTTTCATTAACTCTGCTTGTAACGCAGCTTCACTCATATTGTTTGTAACTTTTTCAGGGTCTAATCCTAAAGACTTTGCAATCTCTCTGATAACGTACTGAAATTTTGCAAAAGGTGCTAATGCTTGATTACTTGCCACTTGTAAGAATTGCATTAGTCTTTGACTTCTTACTTCATTAGCCATTAGACTTTCTGTTCCTCTTGCTTTAATTTCTAAATCCCCTTTTATCTTAGGGTCAAAATCAAACTGCATATTAAATCTAAAAAATCCTTCGCCTAGTGGTCTAAGCAAATAATCATCTACATTCTTAATAACATTTTTAATACTACCTTGAGCAGCGTTCATTAACATAGATATACCACTCGCAGTTCTACCTACACCTGACACACCTGTTTGACCGTGTGCAAAAGATGGAAACCCTGTACTTTCATCTGCTAATACTCTTGCTTTATCAAACAACATCATATTTTCACTTGATACATTTGGAAACTTTGTACCAAAAATTGCTTGACCCGGAGCACCACTTTGTCTTCTGAATATTTTACCGGGATATATTGACATATCTTGACCCGGCACTAAATTTGTTTCATCTACTTCTATTAATAAATTACCTGACAATACAGCGTTATCTACTGCCATACGCATAAATCCATTCATTAATGTTTGTGTATCATCCATGTTTTCTGCTATACCTACACCAAAAAATGAATATGGATTTAATTCATATGGAGATGCTGCGTAAGGTATTTTTGCAGGTTTAAATGGATTTAAAACCATTCTTAATAATTTATTATTGCAAATCCAAATGTTTGCTTGTAATTCATCAAAGTCTTTTAATTCATCAGGAATTTCTATACCTTGTTCTTCTAATATACTTGTGTCAACCATACCCCAATATTCAAGAACTTCAAATCTATCTATGCCATGTTCAGGTGCATAATCAGATAAATCATCTTCCCAATATTTTTTAGTATAATTTTCACCCATCTGTATTACTTCGTCAATAACTTGTGCCCTAAAGTATGGTCGTTTCTTTAAACCTCTTAATTGTGTTCTTGACATTTTATGACGTTCTATAACAAACTGTGCTTCATCCATATTGTTTGCATCAGGGTCAGGATAAAAATTCCAAACAGATACGTGTGTTACTTGTGGTATTGTTTTAAATAATGGGTCATAATCACCATCATCATCCCAATTTGGATATTCTTTATCAACTGCAAAAGGTCCTTTCATAATGCCTGTACCAAACAATGCCATTTCAAAAGCAGAACTTCTTAATCCTTTATTTGCACCTGACTCTTGTAATTGGTCATGTATCTTTTTTTCCATCTTTTTTGCAGCAACCATAGCAGGACTAAACTCTATTGCTGTAGGTGTTTGTGCAGGTCCTTCTTTTAATTTTTCTTGTACAGGTTCTAACTTTTGTTCTAATGCTCCTGTTTTTTCTAGTAAACTTTCTTGTGTTGCACCTGCAGGTAAATTTCTACCATCTCCTGCAAAACCATAAGGTGTTTGCATTTGTGTTATTTGTTCAGGTTCTTTTGGGTCAAAATGTACATCAGCTACAACTCCTTCAGGTAACTCTGTAGGCTCAATACTTAACGGAAATTTATTACCTGCAAATAATACATCAACGATTTGTCCATATGCTGCAAGTGTCTTTGTTTTTGTAACTTTAATAAATACTCTTGATTTTTCTGCTTCAGTAAATTGAACATCAGGACCATACAATCCTCTATAGTTTCTATATGCAGTTAGCCATCTTTGTTCATCTTGATAACGATAGTCATATGCTTTTTGGTATCTATCGTAAACAAAGCTAACAGCATTTGTTATTTCTATATCGGTTTCTCCACTATCAGCACTATCTTCTAATGCTATAGCATCATCTTCCATCATAATTTCTTCTTCTGCCATATTAATATCCAAATGTTGTATCTGCTACTTTCATACCTGTACTTGGTCTACCCATAGGGTCATAATCAAATACACTAAATCTTGGTCGTGACATTATACCATATCTTAATGCATCATACAAATGGTCTTCCGAATTTGTATCTACATCTTCAGGATTTTTTTTATCCAATGGTAATGCAGGAAGTTGTGAAATTAAATTTGTACAATTATTAAAAATTACAATTCTAGGTTCTTCTGTAAATTCATCTATTTGTAATCTTCTATGCACTTCATTTTTACCTGCGACACGACTACCTCTACTTCTATCAGAAGGTCGCCAACGACAACCTCTACTTATCATTTGCTCAGCCAAAGAAGGACCAATGTCGCCACGCTTGTGCCACAAAGAACTATCCAAAACTCCATACCGAATGTTACCATCTCCACTCTCCAATTCTAATACTGCATCTGCTAAATCAGTAGCCAATATCTTAGATGCATATAACTCTCTATAAACAACAAGTTGTTCAGAAGGTGCAACAGCAAACCACAGCACACCACTATAAGAGCCATACCCATAATCACAAGACCTGAATTTGACCCAATTTGCAGGAATACTAAAAGGCTCAACCACGTGTACATCACGATTAAATTCTGTAAATGCTGCTCCTTCTTTAATATCCCAGTCGCCATCTAATAATTGTTTCCTTTGTTGTTCAGGCAATGATAATAACATTGCTTCATAATCACCTTGCTCAGATAAATAAGGATTATCCGATAATCTAGCAGGTATAAATCTTCTTCTAAATAAAGGTTCTCCTGCTTTACTGTGTCCTGCAGGATAACATAAAACTTCTCCTGTGTCAACATCTGTTGCATCAAAAGGTTGATTATATGGAGATGGGTCTATAAACATTTTCTTAACCCAGCCATGTCCTCTACCACCCGGATTAGTTGTAGCTCGCATATACACAGGTAAATCCGAAGCTATTGACCTTAAACGTGAACGCATATAGTTCCATGCAAAAGGTGTAGCCCACTGTGTTAATTCATCAAATCCTATCCAACTAAATGCTAAACCTTGATATCTTAGAACATCATCATCTCTATCTAAATATGACATCCATAATCTTGCACCTGAAGGTGCTACCCATTGCATTTTTCTTTCTGACCATTTAATGCCCGGATATACTTTTGGGTATAATTCTTGTGATTTAAATATAAGTTCTCTTAATTCTTCTGTTGTATGTCTTAATAATAATCCACTAAAAGATGGATGATTTAAATATCTTAGTGGGTCTGCTAACATGGCAAATGACTTGCCACCTCCTGCACTTCCACCATATAAAACTTCTCGTTCCCCTGCTGCTAAAAATTCTGTTTGAGGTCCTTCGTTTGGTTTAAATAAAACATTATACTCTTCTTGAGGAACACTCTCTTCTATTTGCTCTTTAACAACAACTTTAGGCTTTTGCACCTGTTCTTTCTTCTTCGATTTCTTTCGCCTTTTGTATTGCCTTTTCTGCGTATTCAGACCATCTTCTAAGAGTTGTAACTTTGTTCTTACGCTGTCGTTCATGCAATAACCTCTTTCTTAATCCTACGTGTGATATTTTTCTTCCTGTTTTTGTTGTTATCCAATTAGCAACTTCTCTGTAAGAATATTGTTTTACATATTTTCTTGCTAATTCTAACGCTTCTAATTCTAATTCTATTGGGTCTAAAACATCATTATCATTATCATTTACTTTATAACCAAATGGAACTGTCCTAGCAATTCTAGGTATTTTAACCCACTGCTTTTCATCTTCATCTTTTAAATCAGTAGGTTGTGGTAACTTCCAAAATCCTAAACTTCTACTCATTTTTTTAATTTTAAATTATCTACTACTTTGACAGGATTCATATATTTTTTAGATAGTAATCCACCTTTATCTAATTTTTTTTTAGGTTCTGGGTCTAACGATATTATGTAACTTCTTACTGAAGCAGTATTTTCTCCTTTTACATAATCTAGTTCATCTTTGCCAAAGTTATCTTTAATAAAAGAACCATATTTTTTTAAAATCTCTGCTTTACTCATTTTACTATAATCCATTTTTAATCTCCTTCTTTGGGTGGTAATAACATAACACCTCCACTCGCTTTTACTTCCATGCGTTCTGTTTTTACTAAACCTGTCCTGTCTAATAAATCTTTCGCAGCTAACATCTTTTCTTTGATGCCTAATTCTGTTGGGTCTAACAACGCACCTGTCATTGCTACTGCAGCTTTTGGTGCATTTCTAGCCATATACATCTGTGTTGCTTCTAATATTTCTTCTTTTAAACCTTTTATAATTTCTGCTGTTGAAGATGCATTAGAATATCCTGCTAATTTTTTAGCAGTAATAATATCTCCACCTGCTTCTTCAAAAAGAACATTTAAAAGTTTTTGTTGTCTTTCTGTTAATTGTCTAGTCATTAATTTTTATCTTTTCTTTTAATCGCATAATTTGTTTAGCAAGTTTATCTGCTTTTGCAGCACCTCCTGTACCTGTGCTTAACATTTTAAATTTTAACTCTAACTGAGCTAATTTTTGTTTGTTATTTAAAGGTTGTTTATTATTTAAATTATCTGTTTGGCTAAATTGAAAAAAATTTGCCATATTAAAACTCTCCACTTCGCATAGCGATTGCCATTTTCTTTGCTCTGCTTTTTACTTGTCTTGCCCATTTGCTATCTAACATCTCTAGTGATGCAGCACGAAAAAACTTTTCTTTTTTAATATCAGCTTCTACTGCTTTGTGAATATTCCTCCACATATTTTTAAACTTACGTAATCTTGGTACACCCATGTTGTAAGCCATGTCCATCAGTATAAGCTGACGTACAGCATCTAACCTTTCCACACAAGGATGTGCTTTAGAAAGTTCATCTTCAACAATCTGTACGTCATTCTCTGCAAGATATATTGCATCTGCTTCTGTAATACCTTTATCGTGAATATCCTCTATAGATGTTTCCATCTGTGCAAGTTCTTCAGGAGATATTCCTCTATCTTGTAAATTTCTACCGATACCAATAGTGTCTATTCCTAAACTATCTTGATATACAGTTAGAACGCATCCCTCATGTTCAATTAATTTTTCTATAAATTGTTTTCTACTATACTTCATTTTTTTACCCTTTATTTTTAACAATTTTAGGTCTACGCACAGGTAAACTTATACCTAATCCTGTAGAATATGCTTTGGGATTATATCTTGTGTTCTCTGATTGATAATCCATTGATGCTTTTAATCTTCTTCTATTTAATATCTTTTTATATCTACTAAATATAGTCGGATGTATTATAGGAATAAAAGTATCAGGATTAAACTCTCTTATCTTTACAGCACTTTTTGTTTCTATCAATTTTGATGAGTTTTTTCTTATTGCAGCAATATTGTTTTCCTTTTTTATAGATTCAAATTTTCTTAATTGAGCTGGTGACATATTTTTTTTATCTTTATTGGTAATAATAATAAAATCTTTGTTAAATTTTTTTCTGTTTTTTATAATTTTATCTTCTAATTTTTTGTTCATTTTTTCTTTCCACTAAAACCAAAGTATGCTGCAACTAATGCAGACAAACTACCATACATCATCATTAGGATTGCTTCTGCACTTGCAAACCTCTCTGGACTCGCAATCACAGCCACAGTTGCCACCATCATCATCACAAGTGCAGCCCATGCCATATACCTTCTGTTCTTTTGGTACGTTGCTTTGTCCGGTATTAAGTCCGAAGTTTCTTCTGCCATTATTTTTTACCAAAGAACTTAGTAGCACTGCGAACCCCAAAGGAAGCAGCAACAATGACCCCAAGACTGTATTGATACCATTCTGGCATTTTTTCCAACTGTTCAAATCCATTTTGTACAATCCCTTCCATACCCGGAATAAAGGCTAAAATTAATGGTATAGAAAAAAGTATTACTAACCATTCGTCTTTCCACGAGTTATGCGAGCCTTTAGCCATTTCCAAATCCCAGTCAATTTCTCCTGTAGCTTTCTTTTGCATAACGATAGCTTCTGCTTCAGCTTTTGCCACATCTGCTTTAACTTTTGCTTTACCTTTTTCAACTTTACCCTCCAACCATGTTGACGCTAAACTAGATATAGGACCTATTAATGCCTGTATCACGACTTATATCCTCCACCTGCTTTTTTATAAGCCATAGCCAACATCTGTGCTTTTCTAGCAGACCATTGACCGGGCTTTCCACCTTTACTGCCTGCTTTAATTCTATTAAATAATCTTTTTCTTAACTCAGGTTTTGTATAATTACCAGCTTTATTAACTGTAGATTTTGCTTTTTTCTTTGGTCTTTTTGTTGCTCTTGGTGGCATTATGTATATCTCCTAGTTATACGAGCTATTTTTTTAGGTTGCTTTACAAATTGCTTACCCTTTTTTGTTCCTGCTCTTTTTACTTTGCTCGTTGCAGCATATTGTGCAGATGTTAATGCTTTAATGGCTTTTGTTGGTAAATACCTCTCTCCTGTTTTAGAAGAAGGTTTACCTGATTTGGTTCTCCACTTTTGTTTTCCCCAGTCCTTTAAACTTTTTTGTGATGCTCTTAAAGCCATTTAAACTCCCACCAATTATTATAATCTCTTGCACAATCACATATTGTATTTAATGTTGCCATTCCTATTGCATATATAAGATATAATGTTACAATAATAGTACAAAAATGTAAAAAGTATGTTGCTATTTTTTCTATCATAATGCAGGTTTTGACATTACTAATATCATAACTGCAACTAAACTTAAAACGATTAATACTAACCCTATTACTCCACCTATCATCTTAAAAAAATCTATATTCTCTTGTCGTTCTATTGCTCGCTGTTTTTTCTCTTCAGCAAGTATTTTTTTTTGTTCTTCTATTCTTTTCTTTCGTTCTGCCAAAATACCAGCCCACGTTCCATGTCCAAATCTGAGGTCTACCATTACAGCCACCTGTGCAAGCTTCTCGGCAGCTAACTTGGCATCTATAGTTTCCTGTGCTACAGATTCTGTATCAAAATTAGAAAATCCTCTTGCCTTTTTAAATCTTGCTTTTTGTGATTCGGACTCTCCCTTTATCAAGTTATCTATCTCTCCTGCAATATCGCCTATATCTTTTGCAGTTTCTATATTTTGTTTGATAAAATCGGTAGCCTGTTTTACTAAAGCTATTCCTGTCAAAACTTCTGCGACTACCATTTATATATTATCTCCGTTAGTCTAATGTGTCAAGTATATCTCTATGCTTTCTCCAAAACCAATTACCTATTTGTGAAAAGGGATTTCCCATATATAAGAAGGTTAATCCAAGATAATAAATAAACTTTCTTGGTAGTTTATGCCCAATATGTTTTAACTTTATCACGTTTATTAACCTTCTTTTTATGTCTTCCCGGTCTACGAATACGCTTCTTGGGAATATATGTTGAACGAACAAGTTTCGGCACTATTTCTTTTTCTTAGCCATACCACCCATACGCATCATTTTTTTCTTCTTAGCCATTTTAGCCATACCACCACCCATCATTTTCTTGGGTTTCATCATTCCTCCTCCACGCATTTTCTTTGCCATTTTTGCTTTCTTGTGACCCGGCATTTCTTAATCTCCTTCTATCTACTACTAGACTTTGATATATCCATTTTGGAAAATACTGATAATATCCAGACTTTTCCAAACTCATTGCAGCATCATCAAGTGTGGATAATCTCTGCACAAACACCATTGCATACTCTAACTCTTGGTCAGTTATGCCACCATCATCCAAAAACTCTAACCCTGCAGTAATAGCGTCAAAGTCAGGATGAAATACCATCAAGTGCATATCTTTGCCTAGTACCGATAGAACCTCGTTGATTCCATCACAATATCCGTCAAGATATTGCATTTCAGGTATCTCTTCATCACAAGCCCATATTACAATATCATACTTGTGATTATCAAACTCTTTAATTTGTTTTGTTAAACCTTCAAACCCAGTGTTAATATCAAACTTTACTTTATCTTTTAACCAAGCATCTGCTGCATAAGGACAAGGTGGTAATCCATTTAATTTATCACTTGGTATTTCTAAAAAGTTTTTAGACCAATTTCTAATGTCAGCTTCTATTGGATGCACGTTTCTTTGTTTTCTTTTTTTGTTCTTCTATAAATGCTCGATACACTGCTGCTGCTTTAAGTTTACCTGCAACTCTTGCTCGTTGTTCCATTGCAATAGCAGCTTGTGTTTTATGTGCGTGTGTTCTATTTGACCTTTTTATCTTTGCTACAGATTCTTTAGCATCTTTTACTGTAGCAAACTTTAATCCACGTATTGTACCCTTTGGGTCTTCATCTGTGTAGAGGTCACTATGTTTTTTAGACTTTGCAGGTTGTCCTTTTTTTCTAGGTATTCTACGCATAGATATTTCTTTTTCTTGCAGTTGATGTTCTTGCAAAAGAACGATTTTTAGATGCTTTTTGTAATCCTAAATTACGAGAAGTATTATCTAAAGGATTTCCATTTCTATGTATAACATCTTTACCATCTCCTTTTTTTGCCATGCCTGTTCTAATAAACTTTGCTCGTGCTGTGTTACGAGATGCTCGTTTCTTTTTTTGCATTGGCGAAGATTGATAATTTTGGTATTCCTTTTGATAATTACGCATTTTAAGTTTTGCCAGTAATTTTATTATATGCTTCCATTCCTTTAGGACCACTTGCACGTAACGCTTTTAGTCCGGGATTATCAACTACCATTCCTTTTGCTGCAGCATACATATGTTTTTTACCACTTGCCATGCCACCATATGCCATTTTAACCCTTTTAACTTTTTTAGTTATCGCACCACCTTTATTAACTTGTTTACCTTCTTTTTCTAACACTATCTTTATAGCTTCTTCTTCAGACATACCTTTTTTCATTAACTTTAATACTTCGTTTTCTTGCTGTATTCCTATTCTAGCATCTGTACTTGCCATTTTTCTTGGTCTACTTTTTGGTGAAGTAACTTCTTTTTCTTCCTTTAATGGAGATGTTTTATCTCTTGTTGTATTATCAGAACGTTCATCCAAAATATCAAGAAGTTTATTAGATGCTTTTATTTGGTTTCTTCTCCTTAACTCTCTACTTTTTTGAAACAACTCTTTATCACTCATATTTTTTGTTGCTTCTTCTATAGATTTAGGTGAAGCTACTCCTGCTCCACCTTTATTCATCTTGCTTTTTTTTTTACCTCCAGCA